ACACAACAGAGCAGATCTTAAAAAAAGTCAGATGTATGGCCAAGAAGATACTCAAACTAAAAAACGAAGGCAGACATAATTGCCACGAAATAGACGACCTAGCACAAGAGGCTCAATACTTAGAGATTGAAACCAGAGAATATGAAAAAAAAGATAAGTGAGAACACAGTCAATAAGACGATTGACGAAGCCATTGTTGAATTAGTCAAGGGTGATTACAAACAAGCCAAGCTTGCCATAGAAGAACTGGCCCATCTTTACAAGAGTGCAGGACAAACAAAAGAAACCTTCATTGAGCTTTGCACCTATGTAGAGAATGAAGCTGTAAAAAGAACCGGCAATGAATTTATCAGAACAAGATTTGGATTAAGCATGAGAGATAGGGCAGCAAATTGAAAACAATCAAAACAAAGTGTTTTGCTACTGAGCACTTGTCACTTATCCCTTATGTAGTAGTATTATTAGAAAATGATAATATTCAAAATAATAGAATAAAAAAGGAGTTACACTAATGGCAGAGAGAGGACGACCTACAAAATACAATGAAGCAATGCAAGAGAAAGCAGATGATTATCTTACTACTTATCAAAAGGACAGTGTAGTTCCAAGTGTCGCAGGACTGTCATTAGTTCTTGATTTATCAGACAGCACTATCTATGATTGGAAGGCTAAACACCCTGATTTTTCGAGGACGTTACGCAATATTAAGAAGAAACAAGAGGCAGAATTGCTTAACAAAGGGCTTACAAGTGAGTTCAATTCAACGATTGTTAAGTTAATGCTACACAACCATGGCTACAGTGATAAAGTCGAACAAGACTTAAAATCAAGCGATGGATCAATGAAGCCTACTATTATTGAATTAGTGGCTAAGAGTGAGTAAAGCACAGATTGAGTTACCACCTAAGTTAGTACCTGTATTCGAGGGAGAAGCAAGATACAGAGGAAGTTGGGGTGGACGTGGTTCAGGCAAGACAAGAACCTTTGCACTAATGACAGCGGTGATGGGTTATCGTTGGGGCATGGGTGGCAAGATCGGACAGATACTTTGCGCTAGGGAGTTTATGAACTCGCTTGACGATTCTTCCCTAGAAGAAATCAAGACCGCCATAAGGTCAATAGACTGGCTTAACGATTATTACGAGGTGGGTGAAAGGTACATTCGATCTAAAGACGGCAACATACATTACACCTTTGCAGGACTAAGACGTTCACTCGATGCGATTAAGTCTAAAGCTAGAATATTATTAGCGTGGGTTGATGAAGCTGAGGCTGTGAGTGATATGGCCTGGCAAAAACTCATTCCAACCGTTAGAGAGGAAGGCTCAGAGGTATGGGTAACGTGGAATGCAGAATCAAAGTACAGTGCCACCCATGAACGCTTTAGAGAAAACCCACCTAAAGACTCTAAGATAGTTGAACTCAATTACACTGACAACCCTTGGTTTCCAAGTGTGCTTGAAAATGAAAGATTAGAAGATAAAGAAAAGCGTCCTGATGTGTATAAACATATTTGGGAGGGTGACTTCTTAACCTTTAGCAAAGGCGCTTACTATGCCAAACAGCTAGAGGCGGCAAGAGAAGGTGGACGCATAGGCACAGTGCCGATTGATCCGATACTGCCAGTGAGTAGTTTTTGGGATTTGGGCATTGCAGATGCAACGGCTATTTGGTTAGTACAACAAGCAGGCACAGAAATAAGAGTCGTGGGTTATTATGAAAACTCCGGCGAAGGACTACAGCACTACATCAACTGGTTACATGATTTTAGAGACAAGCACTCAATCATCTTTGGTGATCACTTTGCACCGCATGATATAAAGGTTAGAGAGTTGACCACTGGTAAAACTAGAAAGGATCAAGCCAGACAGATGGGCATAATTTTTAGAGTCACACCTAACATTCCGATTATGGATGGTATTGAAGCAGCCAGACGCATATTCCCACGATGTTACTTTGATGAGAAGCGTTGTTCAGATGGCTTAAAGGCATTGTCTCATTACCGCTGTGAATATGATGAGGACAAAAGGATGTTTAAAGACAGGCCATTACACAATTACGCATCACATTCGGCTGACGCTTTCAGATACTTTGCAGTGGCTTGGCGAGATAAACGAGAAAAAGGCTTGAATCAACAAGCCGTTATGAAACAAGAGTGGAGTGTGTTTTAGTGTGGCTTAAACAACAAGCACTACTCGATACTTGGGATCAGTCATTTATTGATTGGTTCATCGTCTTTGAACAAGGTGATATGCAATACTGGTGGGCTAAGTATTTACAGCCAGGCTTTAGGCATTGTTATGCGGTTAGATGGGATGGCTTTAACTGGATTGGTTATTATCCACATTTAGGACACACTGACATTGATGTGCTTAATTTTGGTAAGTACGATTCAATACTAAATGTAGTTGCAAATACAGATTGTAGTGCTATACTGTATCTCAAAGTGTGGCGAGACTCAAAACGAATAAGAGCGCCTTGGCCTACTGTAAGCACTTGTGTAGAACAAGTGAAAGCAATACTAGGGGTTCGCAAATGGTTTCTGTTCACAGCTTGGCAGTTATTTAATTATTTGGAGAAACAAAATGGGCGGATTATTCAGCAAACCTAAAGCACCACCAACACCAGCACCTACTATTATTTATCGAGACAGAGTGCGTACAGAGACAGCAAAGGTCGATACTAAGCTAGATGCAGCAAAGAAGTCTAAAGCAGGCACAGGCAGAGCTTCATTATCAACAACCGAAGCAGGACTTAAACCAACAACAGCAGAGAAGGAAGCAAAGAGAAAGCGTACTAAAGTTTCTGGTCGATACGGCAGACGTTCATTGTTCAGTGGCCAAGAGACAGGTCTTAAAACAGGACTAGGATAATGGGTAGCGTAAGAAGAATATTTAAAAAAGGCCCTCCTCCGATGGAGTGGAAAGACCCTCAAGGAAACAAAGCACCTCAAGAAATTCAGGATCTTGGAAATACAGCATTTAAAGGTGCAATGACTGGGAAATCATCATCTGAAATACAAAAAGATGTTAGCGCTCTTGAGAAGAAGTCACCAACAGGATCTGCAACTAAAGAAACATTAGGATCAAGTAAAAAGAAAAAGAGATTACGTGATGGCAGACGTTCACTGATCTCTGGTTCAGCTATGGGCGTATCAGACAAACTAGGATAATCTATGGAATACAAAATACCCAAGAAATTAGGTACAGTTAAGCAACTGATTGATCGGTTCGATGTGGCTAAAGCAAGGAAAGCACCTTGGATTGATCATTTAAGAGAGTGTTACGAATACACCTTACCCCAAAGAGAGACGTTTAACTCTTATTCGGCAGGTCAACGTAAGAACCGAGACATATTCGATTCAACCGCAGTGATTGGTGTTCAGTCTTTTGCCTCTCGAATGCAAGCAACAATGACACCGCCTTGGCGTAGATGGTCAATACTGACACCTGGAAGTGAAATTGCAGAAGAACACAAAGAAGAAGCACAGACTTTGCTTGATGAGACAACTAGAATTATCTTTGATCACATCAATCACTCTAACTTCGCTACACAAACACATGAAGCATTCTTAGACTTAGCCATCTCAACTGGTGCAATGACGATTGAGCGCTCGAAGAAACTAGGCGCTGCATCAATCCTTGAGTTTAATGCGGTTCCTTTAGCTGAAATATACCCAGAAGAAGGCCCTAACTCTAGCATTGAAACGGTTTGGCGTGAAAGAGAAGTGGCTGCACGTAACATTGAACGTGAGTGGGAAGGTGCGAATGTATCTAGTGAAACACAAAAGCTTATTACTTCTAAACCGAATGCCAAAATAACCATCATTGAGGGGTGTGTGTATGAGCCAGAAGCTGATATGTACTACACTTGCATTATTGAGAAGAAACAAAAGCACATCATTTACACCGAAGAAATGGAAGTATCGCCTTGGATTATATTCAGAGAGATGGTCGTGCCTGGTGAAACACTGGGTCGTGGTCGTGTGATGCAATTACTACCAGACATTAAAACACTCAATAAGGTTAATGAGTTTACCCTACGCAATGCAGCACTCGCTATCTCTGGTGTTTATACAGCACAAGACGATGGGGTGATTAATCCATACACAATGACATTAGAACCAGGGGCGGTTATTCCGGTAGGATCAAATGACAACTCTAACCCAACACTCAAACCACTAGATCGTTCAGGGGATTTTAATGTCGGTGAGTTAATCTCATCTGAATACCGAGAAAGAATTAACAAAGGCTTGTTTGCTGAACCGTTTGGTGGCATGGAATCACCCACTAAGACAGCAACAGAGATGAGCCTTAGAGGGCAAGAGTTAGTCATGAGTGCTGGTTCAGCCTTCTCAAGGTTGCAAACTGAGTTTGTGGAGAAGGTGATTAGACGTGTGGTGCATATTTTGTCTAAAGAAGGCAAGATTGATGATGTTAAAGTCGATGGTCGTTTAGTCACCATCAAACACACTTCACCATTAGCCAGAGCGCAGGATCAAGAAGATCTATTATC